CATTTTGGATGCAGACCAATAATGTTCTTAATGCGAACTGCGGTGCGGCGAACATCAATCTGTTCGTTAAATGAATCAATAATAATCTTACGAATTGCCTCGCGTGTGAGGTTATCAATACTGGTTACCAACTGCCCTGCTCTGCGAGATGCGAAGGCGAGGGAATTAGGGTTTGTCTTATTGAAAGAAAGATTGAAAGTAATTGGCTCTGGATTAACTCTTGCCCAATTGGGAATGTTTGTGAAATCCATATTTGCCATGGCTTCAGGATTAGCGATTCGAACTTGGGTAGGTAGAAATGCTGGCAAAGCCAACTGAGGAGCAATATCCCTGAGACCCTTGATGGCATCTTTGCCACCTAAATCAATAATGCTAAGCAACTGATTTTCAATCTTTGCGGAATCTCCACGGATTGAAATTGCTCGAAGTAATCTATCTAAAGTATCCGCATCTAAGCGACCAAGAATCTTTGCTAACTCATCTACCTTGATTTTGTCGGTGGCATTACGAATTGCATTGACGAGAACTCGCGCCATTGCCGCTTCATCGGGCGTTAATGGGTTGCGAGAACCATCGGAGCCAGAGCCAAACCTAATCGCCATGCTCTACTCCAAATCGCCGTCTAGCGGTTCCTGTCCTTCTGGAATTTCTAATTCTTCTTCCAGAGATGGCGGAGCATCAAATTCTGCTAAACCGCCTTCTTCACCTGGCATTGCTGGAGCGCCGTAGGCTTCTTGTCCATCATGGTCAGCAGGTGGTAATCCAGCCAAGTCACGGAGATAATCTTCCAACTTAGGGTCTGGCATCAGAACACCAGCGGTAGCCAACTTGGTTACAAAGTCTGAAATCTCGGTCAAATCAACATGGCTTACTTCTCCGTAGGTAAGGAATGGAGCGCGTGAAGCATCCATGCCATTGAGTTTCATAAGACGAGGAATTGCGTATTGGTTAAATACTTCAGCAATATTCTTAGCGATTGAATCAACTGCCATTGACCATAAATCCATCTTGGTCGAACCAAGAGCATAAGAGCCAACTCGGTCTGAGCCTAGAAGGATAAAGTCTGAAAGGATTGACATGGACATGCGTTGGTCATAGCGCTGAACAATTTTGTCTGTATCGAACTGGCGTGAACCGCCTGAAGATAGAAGAACTAAACCAAACTGCTTATGTCCCGCATCATCGTAAAGTGTTGGGAATACGACACCCTCTTGCTCATTGCGCTTGATAGATGTGACGATGTTTTGAATTGTTGAGAGGACATTGGCTTGCTCGGCTGTTGCCCCACTTGATAAATACTCAGGTGGCACATAGGCAACTGGTAAACCTGCTAGGTCACGCTCGATACCAACTGCTTCGATTTCTTCGATACGGCGCTTGTAGAACCAAGGGCGATATGCGTTACGAAGGATTGAGCGACCTTCTGGATTGTTCTTTGCTGTAGTGGTGCGAAATAGCAAAGCCTTTTCAATAGGAATAATGTGTGTTCCGCCCGATGATGGGTCGGTCTGCTCCATTGCTTGAATTCCACCGCTCTCATCAATCTGCCAGCGGAATAAAGTTTCTTGGGAGCGGATAGGCAACTTACGCCATCCGATTTTATTATCTGTGTGCTTAGAACGCTTAGATGGGTCTTTCGCTTCTGGACCTGTGCGAACTTTGTAAACAATTTCGTTATAGGAATATCCGTAAACCAACATTGAAAGAATTTGTGAAAGTGTTTGGTCCCATGAATCCGACATATCGTGCAAACAGGAATCAATGAACGCCGCAACTTCTTCATCTTCAGGCTTTACATCACCGTCTGCTGAATTATCTGAATATGGGTCCACTCGCCATTCAAGGCGTGTAATAACTTTTTCAATTGCATAAAGCATTGAGCCGATTGTTGGGTCGTTGTCAGCCATCTCGCGATAAATGCGAGCGCCACGCAATCCTCGTAGATTGACAAGGAATTCTTCATAAACCGTTCCACCAGAACGGCGTAAACCCGTAGAGCCGAGTTCCTGTAAATCTGGCTTTTCTGCCATTGTTTCCCTCTACTCTTTAGATGCTAGACCGACAAGAATTTTAATAGCCTGTTCTTCGTTAAATCCTGCGCTTTTCAATTCCAAGAATAGTTCGTGGGTTTGAACTGCGAAAGCCCCGAGAACGGACATGACACCATGGCGATTTAAGCCAGAGTAGTCATCTTCCACACAATGATTTTAGCATTAAGTGGATTTTGTCTTTATTCTCCGTCTAGGACAAACTCTCTTGAATTCAAACGCAGGTTAGCGACTTCTTGAGCAAACTTACAAGCCATCTCTTTTGTTCCTGCTTGAGCATACATGCGATGCTCTGTTTGTTCGCCAACTGAATCAAATGACCGAAACGAAATCTTAAACGGTAGTTCAAAATCCGTTTCAGTCAATTCGATTTCAATATAATCGCGTGGGGCAATTTCATGCGAAACAAACGGTCTGCCAGATTTGGAAACAACAACTTTGGAGCCAGCAATAGTGCTGACGAAGTAATCAGTCCAAGCCACCATTTTCCCCTTTCGTAAGGAAATTATTAACCCCTAGCATACTATACGATGGTTAGAAAGGTGCTACTGAATCTGAGCCGAATGGAGCGCTCCATGGGTCAGGCGTAGATGGGTTAAAAGAGGCATCTGTGCGCTGGACAACGCTCGCTGAAGTTACATGGCGCTTTAGGTCAATTCCTACATTCCATGCGGTGACAGCAATCTTTGAGCGTTTAGCCCCTGTTGCCTTGTCATCCCAATTCTCTTGAACTGCGGTGCCTACAACAATTACGGACATTCCCTTTTGAAGCGAATCGGCTACATTGTCTGCGGTTTTACCCCAACATTTAATATCCCAAAATGTTGTATCGGTGTTGTCCCATGAGCCATCGGCTTGTTTTACTGATTTTGATGATACGACTGTAAAAGTTGCAATTGATTTTCCGCTAGGGATTATACGCAACTCTGGGTCGGCTACTACATTTCCCGTTATAGTTAATTGAGTCATTAGATTTTTCCTTCGGTAATAGGTATCGGGATGATATTTAATTTACTTCTCATTACTTGTCTTTCTCTGTGAGATGTTCCTCCCCAGATTCCGACTACTGTGTAATGTAATGCGTAGGTCAGACATTCTTGTTTCCAAGAACACCCACCACACATTGCCTTTACTTTTTTATTTTCCTCCGTGATTGCATTTCTGTCTGGAAAATAAAACTCTGTATCAATCTGTGAGCAAATCGCTCCTTCGAACTGCCACGGTTTCAACACTAATAAATACTTCTTTCTCCTCATTGACAATCAGCGGATATGGGGAATTAGAAGATAACCTAGCCAATAAATTGCCATTACGCCATATTTTGCCGCCAGCAATTCCATCGTAATTTGAACTCTCTGGCTTTACTAAAGAGTCACACTCATTCCAGAATTTACAATTGCGACAATATTGCAATCCAGGTTGAGCGAGGTCTAACTGATATTGGTCAAAGAGCCAAGGGTCTGAATCTCGACACGGAGCGTTTTCTAAAAACTGTAATAAACTCATGGTGTAAATACTAGAGTTAGTTATTCTGATTTACCTGTATTTCCTCTGGGCGTGTCGCTAATTCTCCAAAGCGCTCAATCAGAAGTTTCTCCAGAAGTTCCTGTCTCTCTTTCTCCATCTTCATCTTCGCTGTCATCTTCATCGCCATACAAGTTGTCCTCTCCCCATGTATCTAGTGCGTGATGAACTAATCCTTTTTGTCGCCAATCTGGATTTTGGTCGTCTGCAAAAACTACAGTCCAAAATCCTTTTGCGGTTCCATCTGTCCATTCCGATACTAAGACCCAGCCCGTACAGATGGCTGGGTCTAGGAACGCGACTCTTGCCATTTCAGCAAGTGCGTTATCTATCGCGGAAGGTTTTTTCTGTTCTTGATTCATGCCCCTACTCTAATACCCTTTAAGTATTCATCAACATTGCGAAACCATCAATACCAAAAATTTCTATGCCAGAAATCATCCGCGGCGCAGGGTGTCGAATATCTGGATTGGATATAAATAAGCCCTCTTTCAATCTGGCGCTCAACTGATAAATCTGGGTCAAGTCCTAAAATCTGAGGAATTCCACCTGCATGAAGGCGCTCGCCATTTTGGTAAACGGGTTGTTTGTTATACGCCTGTGGTCTCCAATTGCTCTCGCCAGTCCACAAATCAACGAGGCAAGCCCATTGC